GTGGCGAGAGTGGTTGGTTGTAGCAGAGGTTACACGCTGTCATCTGAAGCTTGAAATTGCGAAGGCTAAGTTTAAGAAGATGCACAAAAAACATGCCAACAAGTAATCAGAAAGAAGATTTCCTTGTAGCTGCGATGGATCGCATGTGGCAAGAACAGGGCTTTTCAGATCAAGATCGGGCAGCCCTTAAAAACATTATGACAACTGGTACTATAGCAGTACCTACTGCCATTCTTGAAAACAAACCTATTGGAGTATATATTCATGCAACAGAAACTTGATGTTAAAATTACGAAGCTTGTCCCAGAAGCTACTATACCTCAATATTCGCGTGAAGGTGATGTTGGTTTAGACCTTGTAGCAACCAGTAAACGGTATGATGAGCGTGGTAATGTCGTTTACGGTACAGGTCTTGCAATTGAAATACCTGAAGGTTACTATGCTGATCTTCGCGCCCGTTCAAGTGTAGCTAACTATGATCTTGTTCTATCGAACGGTGTTGGGACAATTGACGCTAATTACCGTGGTGAACTACTCTTTAAGTTCAAACCTGTGTTAGAGTTCTGGTCGTTTGATGAGTCACAAGAGAATGCTGTCTTTGAAACAGCTTCTGACGAACATCGTGGACATGCTGTTGGTGTAAGCTTTTACAATATCGGTGATCGTATTGGTCAATTGGTTATCAAACCTTATCCACTGATCAACCTGATTGAAGTAGAAAGCTTGTCAGAGTCTAATCGCGGCACTGCTGGTTTCGGATCATCTGGGAAGTAATAACACGTATGAAGCGAGAGGTTTTACTATGCGACTGTTCCAGTTAAAGAAAGGCGATAAGTTTCAAATCCTCTACGGAGGTGGAACTCTTCCTGAAGTTTTAATTTTTGATAGGATAGATGGATCATATTCAATCTGTTTTGATACCTCTAATCAAATCAATCACATAGCAGCTTACACAGAAGTTGTTCTAGTAAAAGAACAGCCTAGTTAAAAATATTTTAAAATAATGGTTGACAGCTAAACTCCTTTTGCTTATATTTGACTCAAGACAAAGAGTTAACAAATAACAAAAGGAGCAACGCTATGTCTACTATGTTAAATAACACTGCAACTAACACTGCTACTGCAACTAACCAAGACATTAAAGAGTTCCTACTTTCAGGAGCTAAAGTAAACTTCGAACACAATGGTAAAGAAATGGTGTACACGATTGAAGGTGTACGCGGTCTTGAAGTATCAGCACAGGGTTACATCATCGACAAAGGTGATGTTAAATACCCGAAAGAAGCGAATGACACTGTATACATTGCAGCTCGTAAAGGGTTCAACGCTCTTAACATCGCTTATAAATCTCTTATCCTTTTACTTAACGGGTTTGTACCTAAAGGCGGTTACATCTTACGTTTAAAAGATGAAGCTTTAGGCTACCGTCCAGATAACTTGCGCTTAGTCAGCAAATTTAACCAACAACAAGAAATCAGCTTCGACACTCTTGATAAGACTGGTGCAGCAGCTATAGCAGTCGAGCTTGAAACTCCTGCTGAAGATGAAGACAAAACCATTGTTGATCCTGCAACAGTCTACACAACCAAAACAGCCGTAGTTGAATATGTAGCTGAAGATGGTATGGCATTTGAAACGCTTGAAGCAGCAGCCATTCACCAACGTAACGTCACCGCTGCTAAAGAAGTTGCTCAAGTGGTCTTAGACTACAATAAAGGTTTGTATGGTGTAGCTGAGAAAGCTTACCTTCGTGTAATGCACTATGACACTGACAAACCTTATGAGAACTTCCGTGATGTGATGGATAACTTTAAAGGTGTCACTGAACGTACAGCTAAAGAAGTTGTACAGTTCAAGAAATTCAAAGTAGGTGATTCACCTAAACTGGCTCACATGTTCAGCGGTAAAGCGTACTCTAAAGAGATTGCAGAAGAAGCTGTAGGCTTACTGGGTACAATTGAAGACCTTTACAAGAAGTTAGAGCACTTGTCAACCATGACAGCGTAACGTGCAGCAATTCCAGCCCTATTCGTAGGGCTTTTATTGGTTTTAAAGTGCAATAATTGCTTTCATTTGGTCGAAAACCAAGCGATTCACTGTCAAAACCGCTTTACTTGCTGTTACAGTTTTGATTTAATACTTGCAGGAAGTGAACAACAACCAACAAGCGTTTACAAAAGCGTAACTTACTTAACAACACTAACTATATGGAGAACAACTTGAAAGCAGCACACACGGACGGCATCCAAACCTACATTCACGGTATCATTGCGGATGAAGTTCAACAATCTAAAGTGCTGGAAGCGCAAACACTGCAAGAAGAAAATAAAGCGATTGAAGACTTTATGAAGGCAATCACTTTAGATTCAGAGGTGAAACAGAAAGCAGCAAACGCCCTAGCTGAAGTCCTTGCGGATAACATGCTGCGGTTAAAACAATTAGCCTGTACTGGAGACATTAAAACACCCGTAGAAACTACACTTTAACTTGTATTTGCAAGAATTTTAGTGTAAATTGAAATCTAATAATCGAAATTGTAAGGACATGCTCATGACTACTAAACCTACTCGTTTATCTGCTAAAGCTCTTGAAGTGGAAAGCTTCATCAAGAATCAGGTTAAGAACAAGATTTTCGTTATTAATTTTGTGAAGGCTAATGGTGAGTTACGACGACTGCGTGGACAATATGGTGTCCATGTAGGTGTCAAGGGGACGGGTCATGAAATGCCTGAACATCTGATTAAGATTTACGACTACGAAGAAACAAACCCGAACAAGAAGTTCAAGAGTGTAAACCTTGAAAACATTCAGTCAGTAGACTGCGGAGCATTGCACTGGGACAACGGTTCTGGTTCACTGTAGTAAGTCCTAAACAAACAGGGCAGTTTATCTGCCCTTTCTTTTGATCTAAATAAAGAGGTTTCCATGTGTAATTTAAGTGGTGAAGAAGCAAAACTATTATGGGCTAATGGTGCTAAGCTACAAATTAATTTCAATCAGGATGGGAAGGGCTGGGAGAATATCACCAATGAATACAGCTTAGGTATTTTTGAAAAATGGGGTTATACCTTCCGCATTAAACCTGAAACGATCATCCTTAACAATATTGAAATACCAGCTCCTTATGCTCCCAAAATAGGTGAGTGGACGTATGTGTTAAATGGTGGCACTCTACGAGGTTATGAGAAAGTTAAGCTCAGTAATCGCAACTTTGATAAGTTTAAGCTTGGCTCATGGCGTACTGAAGAAGAAATTAAACTGGTTGTAGAGTTGTTAGCTAAGAAGTTGTCTGTTTAATCATGAGTTTTATTAGTCCAGACAATAGATATACCTTAGACTTTGTTGATTACAAGAATGATTTACTGGCAGTTTGGAATGAGCATGGTCAGCACCTTACATTCAAGTTTAAGGGTTGGTTTAGATTCTTTAAAGATGGTAATGGAGTAGGTGAAACGTGGACAGACTACGATCACTGTGTGAGCTTAGAGCATGTACCTGTTCTGAGTGATTCGGCTATCTTTAATCACAACTTTATCATTGAGCTGTTAGCTAACAGAGAATTTAAGAAGCAACTGAAAGAAAATTCTGAATAATCATGTAGCCTTTTGTATTTCAAAAGTCGAATTTTCTAGGAATCATGCAGCTATTCCAGTATTCAGATTGAAATTGTTGCAGTAAAAGATAGTACAAATAAAGCTTAGAGAACGTCTGAGGTTTATTGCCAATAAGTAAGCTGCAAGTACCTCCAGAAGCTCACTGTTGCTCGATATAGCGCAGTTAAGAACTGTCTGGGGTGATTGTATACATTAGCTAATAGGAGAGTAAATATGACCGATAAACGCAATAACCGTGATGATAAGCAAACGTCAAGCTTCAAGTCTTCAGAAGTACGGAAGCAGATGTACATTGCACAACTGATCTTGAACAAGCTTCAGACCATTGATCCACAGGCGATCATTGCTGGTGGTGCTCCGCGTGATTGGTACTTGAATAAAACAGCAACAGATATTGACATTTTCTATCACTTTCATGGTGATTTGCTGCATGAGAAAGACCTGAACGCAAACTTACGGATGCTTCAATTAGTCTTTCCAGACTTTAAGATCAAAACACTAGGTGTCAGTGGTGATCTTTCTAATGTCAAGCAAGTAGAAGAACATGCAAACTACTTACTTAACCCGAAGATTCGCCATGTATTTGAGTTTACATACCGTGGTCAGGTCTTCCAGTTGATTGATAAGATCAGTCATGAGTCCCCAGTAGAGAATTTCCCGTACAATATGTGCCAAGCATGGTCAAATGGAGTAGAGATTTTCTATACACCTCTGTTTAAAGTCGGTGTTGAGAAGGAATTATTGATCGAAACTGGCTCTATTTACTGTAGTATGGGTAAATACCAGAAGAAAATGCAAGAGAAGTTCCCGAATTACACTTACATTGCATCGCGTATTGTTGTTACAGATCCGCTAGGTCTTCAATGTGACACTCAACCTGCACTGATCCTACCCCCTTTCTAAGTGAAACAACAAATCAGAGAGCTTCGGCTCTCTTTTTTACGTCTAAAGCTTAGTATTTGGTACGTTTAGCATGAAATATAGTACAATCTTGCACTAAAACAGTTAATCTGAGAGGGTTACTTAGGTGTAGACCTACCCCCACAGGGAGATTTACGGGTGAGTGCTACTTACTCCCAGACCAGCAGCCTTCAGGAATTTCTGGCAGAGGGGTAGTTGGGTTCAGACCTCACTATCTGAGGTTTTATTGGCATAGGTTTGGAATATTCAAGCACTAAAAGAAAATACGGTGCTAATTGCCAGTGAAGTACAAAGGGATTTCGCTTCAAAGTGCCAAGAAGTTGGTGTTTTATTAGCAGTTTTACACCTAACCTATATAGATTTTTCTCATATAGAAATACAATAAAATTCTTGACAAGGTTCTTAAATTTAGGTAATTACGTGCGCGTTGCTTTATATAGCCAGAACTAAACGCGTTCTGGGGCTACTCAATAATGATAAAAGACTGGTGCTAAAGTTAAAACGTGTTTTAAACCATGATAAAAACACAAATTTAGTAATATATAATTTCTTTTAAAACAACCAGTTATAAAATTCATAGCAATTAATTTAAATTATTTTGTTTTGGGGTATTGTATTAAATCTGCAATCCTCTATACTGACCTCATACCGCAGTGAATACGACAGTTTAAGCGCGGTGTCTTGTTAGTTATGCGGCACAAGTTAAAAGCTAATCTAAGCATAATGCTACAGCTTTACTGTAGAGAGTTGCAAAGTCCGTAGCCGAAATATTGACCTAGTGCGCAGTATGTTACCGTTTAAGACTCAAAACTAAGTTTAGTTATAAATGGATTGTTTTTAATTCCAATCAACTAAGGCGTTTTATGCAAATAGGCTTTATATAGACCGAACGATAAACAAATTAGACTGCTTTGGTGCATAACGATTCATTTAGTAACTAAATTAAAAGCTTGTGTTAAAAATTGCTTTTTCACAATTAAACGGGATGATGTAAATGATTAAAAAAATTGGTTCACAAGTTAAAATGCACAAAATTTCATTTTACTGTTTTAAGTTTATGTCTAAACTTACTGTTGAATTTAAAATATTGGGGAAGTCAATTACATTTAGTAATTATTACACCGTAGCCAGTGTGGTTCATAAGTCTAAGTTTATAGACCGTTACTTTCTGTAAGGTTTAATTATCCAATGCAATTACATGATAGTTGCATTCAATAATTAAACCAGCAAGGGAACAAGGCGCAATGCAATCTAAGTCACAAAAACAAACGCACGTTTATAAGCTTTATAATTCTGTGACAGGCAATAGAACGACTGTTAAGGTTGAAGAGACCAAGAACAGCAAAAAGGAAGCGATTGCAATTGCTATCAAGCAACATGCAAAAGTCATTCAAACAATGAACAAGCCTAGTAACTGGCAAGTTGAACGGGTTTTAAAGACCGATCAAGCGTTCATTTCTAATCCCAAAGCTAAGCAGCCAAAGGCTAAAAGCAAAAGCTTAATGCGTAGTAAATGAGATTGAAATGTATAAAGATCATTCACTAAAAGCAAATATCATTCACGTAATAATCACAAGCGTAATACTGTCTTGTGCCGTTTACTATTGCATCACACGTTTATAAGGGGCTAACAATGCAAACTATCGAACCATCAAAGACCGTTAAACGTCAGGTTATCACTTTACCAAGTAAGCTTATCAATTATGGCGGTTATAAAAAGCGTAGCCGTATGTTTGTGTCAGTCCGTTGGGATGATCAGTGCGGTAATGGACGCAATTCATTTGCAATTACTGCCGACATTAAACAAGGTGCTCATATTGTTACCTGCGGGTGCTTGCATGAACTGATTGCAAAGCATTTTCCTGAAGTTAAGCACCTGATTAAATACCATCTTTGCAATGCTGATATGCCGCTGCACTATAAAGCTAATACAAAATACCATGCCGCAAATGGTCAGTTAGAATCAGCGCGTAATTGTGCAATATGGCAAGATGCAACGCTCGAGCAGTTATTAAGTGATGAAGCTTTAGACCAGCACTTAGCGGAGCTTATGCCGCAGTTTAAAAACGATTTAACAAATTTTGGTTTAACTTGGTAAGGGAAAAGAATATGCCTACTCTATTTAATAATGAAGTTGAAGTTACACGCGTTAAGAATGATGTGAACGGAAATCCGCGCTATGCTATTCACTTCCTAACTGTTTTCAATCCTATTCATGAATCGCTGGGCAAGGCTATTGAAAGTAAAGACAATTACTTAATAGCGGTAAACGCTTCAGGTTGCAAAAAGTATCATAACAACAATTACGGAGGTGGTTTGCTGTTTCAATCGTACAATGTTCAAGACTCGTTAGATCATATTCAAACGTCTGTTGAGCACTATATTGAAGCTTATAAAGCACGGCTTGAAAAAGAGAAGATTAATAAAGCAATTGAAGACTGCAATTTAAATGCAAAACTTGTGAAGGCTTACAGCTTCGAAGACCTCGAAGAAATGCAAAGTATTTCCCAACATGGTTATTCTTCAGGTTGCGCAGGTTTGATCTATTATTCTGAAACTACAGCAGTTTGGAAAAAGAATAAAAAAGATATTATCGAAGCCTTGCAAACTGAAATTGAAGGGTATTCTGAAAAAGGTTTTATAGAAACACTTCAATCATTTAACGGTTTGAAAGATTATTCAACCGATGAGATTGGACAGGCTGTTTATGGGCGTTATAATTCAGAATTAGATTGCATTTACAACACACTGGTATGGGCATGTGGTGAGCAATTGGCTATGCGAATTAGCGATTATGTAGAGACTGAATTAAACGAAACTGCATAGATTATTTATAATAACGCTTAATTAATTTTAGGCGTTATTAATAAGCAATTTAACAAATAAAGGAAGGTATTATAATGATGATTAACGAAAACAACAGCAATACAGAAAATGCAATATTCGATTACATGCTTAAACAGCGCAAAGGGCATTACACGCATATAATTGAAGTGCCTTCACCCCTTGATATTCAAAGCACAATTGAAAGTTTTATTGAAGAGTTTAACGAGAAGTTTACCCGTCAGGACTTTATCAACTTCTTTAAATCGCTTGAAATTATAGCGTTTGATAGTGAATGCGAATTGACAAGCGAACAAGAAAATGCAATCTATGATTTTAACGTCTTGGAGTGTGTTAAGTCTGTTTGTGAAGAATACACAAACCTTGCTTTGATCAATATTAATATACCTTTTAGCGGCTTTTATGAGTCTATACATGCTTCAAATATAGACCATGCTATTGAATTCGACATAGAAAATGCTGGTTTATCAGAAATAGCGGCAGGAGATATAGATTATAAGCCCATCCGCTTAGCAATCTGTAAACTGTATATTGAAGCCTATAACCGTGCCTTTAAAGATAAGCATGATATTGATTTGAATCTTGAGTTTGTCGAACTAGATAGCCCACGCTTTTATAATTTTGATACTGACAAAATCATAGCAGCCATTGACCAAGATGTATTTAAACAAGTGACAAATCTTGTCAATAAAGAAGAAATGCAAAATACACTACGCGATAAATTCAAGCCTTGTAGTGGATTTTCACCTTTTACAAGTACACTCGAAGCTATTGAAGAGTTTAACGCGGAACTATTCGCTTTTGAGTTATTAGAATCACTACTAAGTGAAGATGAAGTACTTAACGAGTATTATCATTATAATGATAATGTTAGCACGGCAGTAACTGAAAATATTGCCGCTGAATTATACACTGGTCAGGATGATGAACAATGATCATTATTAACCGCTACACAGACCAGCACACGAAAAAGGCTGTCTATATGTTGCATTACATTAAAAGCAATAAGCTAACTCGCAGCACTGAAAAACTAGCTGAAAATGTTTTTAAAGATGTAAAGCATAATCTGTGCAAAGGGCATAAAGATATTATTATGTTTAACGTCCCTAAAATAGCAGATTTAAAAGCTGTACCTGTTACAGATATTGATTCAATTTAGAGGTGTATTATGTTTAATAACTTACAAGAAATATTGCAAAGTTTAATACATGACGGTGCTCACACGCGAAGCATTGAAGATGGCAATATCTGTTTGTACTTTGAAGCTGTTCAAAATGGGTGTAGCCGACAAATAGAATGCACATTATGGTTAGGTGGCTTCACAGATAAAAACATTGTGTGTAATTGTTATGACTGGGAAGATAAAGACATTAGTCTTGTTACTGAGCATGTGAAAGAAGAAATTAAATCAACTGCTAAGTACTTACTTCAAATAGCTAACCAGTTTGAAACGTGGACTTTAAAACTCGATATACAAGACTCTAATTAATCAGGTGATTATTATGCCGACTTATTATATAAAAGGCACACTTAGCGGCTATTTAATAGCTGTCGAAGGTAATAAAATAGCACTGTGCAAACGCTTCAGCTTTATTAAACCTACACACTATGCACAGTTAAAAGAAGCTATTGAAGTTTGTAAGCGTGTGAATGAACAAACTAAACACGACGTTGTATTACACGACTTGTATCGGGTTTATGATAATAACGGTAAACGTCAATATTGATTCAATTTAAGGAGTTTTACAAATGAGTATTACCACATGGACACTGCCAGCGTTTACAAATGACGTTGCTTTAATTAAAACTTTGTCAATTAGACATAAATATGTAGAATGGGACGAGCGTTTAATAGTTAAAAGCTCATATAATGGGATTAGTTTTGAGCTTGTATTTCGAAACTATCGAAAAGAACGTACATTAAAAATAACGTATAGTTTAAATGGTATTACCACATGTATGGAACGTGCCGCAACGAAATATATAACAGGGCATGAATTTATAGCGTTCATAAAACATTTTATGCGTGTGGTGACAAAATGAAAATCACACAAGAACATGCCCTATTTTATGCAAGTCGAAAGTCTAAACTATTTGTTTCAAAAACTTGTATTCATACCTTGATTAACTCACAAGTTAAAATAGTTAACCGTGAAAAAATAACAGCAAAGCATAATGATTTAAACCTATTAAAAATGGTTTATAATCGTTGCAAGCGCAATAATTTAGATTTAAGAGTTGAACTATTCAAGATTTTAAGTTCTACATCTGAACCAAACCGAAAACGCTTATTCGGTAGAGTATGGCGTAAACTAAAGGTAAATAAATGAAAACAATATTTATTTTATTTGTAGTCTTGACCGATCCAAACGGCTTCGAACAAATGCACGTTGTGAGTAATATAAAACACACAAGCTATCTATCTTGTAAGGTTGAGCAAAAGCATCACACGGATTTAAAAGATAAGATAGCCTTTTTCTGTGCCGATGAAGCTAGGTTTTTCAACAAAGAACAAAAGTTATATTAAGCACTTGCGTAAATCATTAAAGACGTTTACAATCCATCTAACAAGCTGTAAAGCTATTCTATAAGGTACTGTATTATGAAAGCACTAACTGTTTTGACTTTTAAGACTGCTACAACACTCTTCCATGTTGTATGTGGTCAAGTAACACAAGCTCGTTGCATCAAAACAGGGCGCTTTGTCAAGTTAGCAAAAGCTAAACGTGTCTTTCAAAACCTTTTAATTGTAGCGCGTAAATATGTTGCGGCACTGCCTTCAGCAACTAAGCAACCGCTTAACACTGGTTTGTATACTCAAGCTAAGAACATGCTAGACAACGCTTTAAAATTCTTTGCTGTATCTGAACACGTTCAATGGGGTAAATCTGAAAAGATCAGAACACGCAACCTTTTAACAATGTTAGTGGCATAGAGGGCTTTATCATGGTTCAAAAACATTTATATCAAGACCAATACAATACTAAAAAGACTTGGCTTGTTTGTTACATGCGTGGTGCTATGTATCTAAAGCAATTTATTGACGGTAAACAGTTCGGTAAAGGTTTACGCTGTACAAAAGCACAAATAAAACAGATCGGTATTTTTGATTTTAAACGTATTAACTGAGTACAAGCTATGAAATGCTATAAAGATGAAAACACAAGATTAGCTTTGATTATTATGCGTTCCGCGTATATTGAACAGCACAATGCTTTAGTCAAAAGTGAAAGCTGGGGTACTGAGTGGTTAATAGATATAAGCGATTTATCTTTTGGAGAGCATAGCAATGCTTTAATGTTGCAATGGTTAGAACAAAACCCAATGCCACGTTATACCAACTTACAAGACCATCAACACGCTATAGACAAAGCTTACTGGGTACTATGTAAAGATGAAGCTGAAACTGTCTTTAGTGGTAACGAATATCACTTAAATGTGCCTTTGCAATATGGGCATATACGACAAGCTATCTTAAATCGCAGTCCTGACAAAAGCATGTTAGAATCTGCTTTAAGCTATGTTCAATCAATTTGTAAAGGGGCTTAAGTATGCAAAACACTATAAAATTTTGTAGTATTGCTGATTTTATTTTTATTGCTGAATATCTTGCTTATAAAGATATACAGTTAAATGACACGGATGATATAGACGAGCTATATCAAGATATTAGTCAAGCTTTCCAAGTCTTTGAATTCTCCCCGCAGTTCACACAACATACAAGCTATTTACAAGCTGTTAAGGACTTCTTAAACTCACAAGGTACAGAACAATGAAAAAATATTATTCACTCGTTACGCTTGAAAACGGTTTATGGGCGGTACAGTTCGGAGACTATGATAAGCAAGTCGTAAAGCAAGAAAAACAAGATAGTTATCACGGCACAAAGTCGCGTATTATCACAACTGAAGAGACTCAAGAATCTATTGATAAGGCAGTAAAATTGCTTAATGAAGCACAAGCGGAAAAGACACAAAAGGCACAGTTAAGCATCTTTACAATTTCTGATATAGTTGCAACGATGCAACAAAACACCAGTTATCAACATACAGCAATTTTTAACAATAAAGCCGATGCTATCACCTTTATTAATAATTTTACTGGTTATATGAGCCGTAATGGTTTAAATGGTAAATTCAGCACAGCACTTGCACCTTGCGTCATTAACGACGAATTATTTTACTTAACAGTCTTCAGCATGAAAGCTACAGATTAAGCTTAGATAATAAGTAATAATAGCCCCTTTATGGGGCTTTTGTCGTTGCATAAGGCTTTATTTAAAGGTACAATACAGCATACAGACTACAACATACCTATTAACTAAAGGACTTTATTCATGGACAAAATACAAAAGCTTTGTTTAGCACTCTTTCTAGTACTATGCTCTATTGCACTATATGCTACTGAAGACGGTGTACCACTATGTAATACTATCTTTGGTATGCACCTTAATGCACAGCATGGTGAGTGTAAATAGATTGTAAGTAATAACATACATAAGCCCTATATTAAATTGCCCTTATTTAACTGCCCTCTATATGAGGGCTTTTTATTGCCTTGAGTAAAGTAAAGCTTAACACAATAACAATTAGCACCATACTAACGCCTAGCACAGTACTAACTAATAAGCAATAGGCTCTATATGAGCATGGTTTGCTCTCTGTTGAATAGTTTCTTTGTCTAGTACTAACGCATAGGACATAAGGCTATCTTTCGAAATAGAGTTATTTATAGTTTTTCTTAGTATTATTAAAGAAAATTGTTGCAATCAGAATAGCAGTATGATAGGGCATTATGATGTAAGCACTATGATGTAAGCAATAGGACACTAATTCGATAGGACTATCCTATAAGCAATGAACGACTAATTATAGGCTATGCCTATGTATAGTATCCTATTGTATAGCAGTAATAGTACTATGATATATAAGCTTGAATGATAGATAGCTATAGCAATATCCTTTACTATTGAGTGCTTTTGTTAGACTCACCTACTCCCTCTTAGCTAACAAGTCAAGCTTTTATTTCTGATATAGCTAATAAACTTTACTTATAAGTATGTTATCAACTTTACTTACTAAGAAATGTCCTATCTATCAGAATTACTTGTAAGCAACTATACTTATAAGCAACATGGTTTATTATAAGCAATACTGTATAAGAGCAGCACTGATAAAGCATATCAACTTTACTTATAAGAGACATGCTAAACCTGACAACCTTCTTATCAGTTATTCTTATGTGTTATATGTGCTTAATCTATATAGATAATACTGATACAATCATACTGTCCTTATAAGCAATAAGCATTGGACAAACTAACCTTGATATTTTATAATTAGAGAGAGATGGAATGTAGGTGCATGGTGGGTTGTTAAGCAACGGCACTACAAATCTGATATTTTTCTCAGATAGGTACTATTGCCAGATTTTATGCTTGGGACAGGAAAAATAGAATTTAGGAAGAATCCCAGTGTTTATGCTAGTTTAACAATGAAATATTAACAACAAATAACAATAGTTATAGTGCTAATTATCTATAAATAAAGGTCAAGTTTTTACCTTGTTTTATGATATTTTCTGATATGAAGATATTTTTATTATCAGTTATTCTTGTATGCTAAAATTAAGGGTTAGGAAAGTTTAAGATAACCTTAGTTATGATATTTTAATAAGTAGTCCATTGCTACCTTAGATATTTTTCCTATTAGAATTATAATATACTAGGAAAATTTCATCAAAAAAGGGGTCAAATTGACCCACTTTGATTTAAATTAGCTGTACAAATAATGAGCAGTACTACAACTCAATTCCAAGTAGTGCAGCAATAGCTACTGCATCTTCGTAAGTACTTGGTTTACGATTTTCCACCTCCTGTCGAACTTTATGGATAATACCAATACGCTTATTTCTTTGTAGTACCTCTTTAACATAAGCACAGTCAACAGGGTAAATATCGAAACGTGTTACTGACCACTTAGCGTCACTTCGCATATAGGCAATTGATTCATCACCTTCTACAGTTCGCTTAACATACCGTGTACCTGTCTTATCATCTATTAAGTACTTGGCAGTTTCTCGTAGTTCAATTGAACGTATACTTGTCTTACCACTTACTAAGCTATTGCCAGTAACAACCAGCGCATAAGTTGCTGTATCGTTGGTTACTGTATTATTACCCGTCATTACTAATTCTCCTTTAATGGGCTACCTTTACAGATAACCCTCTTCACGTAGTTCTTTCTTCCAACGCTTGATACTACTTTCACTGACGTTAAGTGCATTAGCAAGTTGGTAGTTAGTTTGTCTTTTCTTACTATTGCATATTAAAACATAAAGCTTCAGCTTACGCAAGTCTTTAACAGTTTCTTGTAATGTGCTAAGGTCTTTCTGTGTAGTATCTAACTGCATAGCAAGGTCTACTTGGTTGTTCGCTAATAATGCCAACATCCTTCGTGTTTCTTCCATAGAGTTTTCTAAGGCTTCAAGTCTCTGATCTTTACTCATCTTGGTCTTAGCTTCAATCAGATTATTGAAATGTTGCATAGGTGTCTTCTGCTTCTTAACAGTTCGTCTGCCTATGTACTTACCTTTAGTCAACTTCTTCTGGACTGGATGCTCTGCATGTTTGTCAAAGACTTCAGCAGCCTTATAGAACTTGCTATGCTTGTTTTGTAATAGGAAGTCCAGATCATCCTTTTCATCAAATGATTGTTGCATTACTATGCTTACTTCCAGATTGGCATTCTCTTCCTCCAAGATATTCTTGTGAACGGTACACACTGCACTAAAGAGTTTGTCTCTCTTCTCAGGATCAGCTAAGGTCTTTAGAATGTCAAAGGTTGTTTGTTGCAGTGCCTTTTGTGCTCTATAGTTCTCTGCTAATGCCTTGCGTTGTGAAGTCTTGTACTCTTCACTGGTTAAGTAAAGTGTATAGCCTTCGATGTTAAAAGGAGCTGGTGAATCTGTTGTGCTACCTAATAACATCTCGTCTATGCTGACTGGTCTACTTTGCATTTAGTTTAAGGAATCCTCCGTTGGTTTACTGTATTTTATACGCTCGTCTTTAGGTACTTGCCATTTCCAAGTCTGATAGTACTCTGGGTAGTAATGTTGCATGTACGCTCCGTAAGAAACGGGTGTCTCATTTTCATCACCAATGTAGAGTAAGATTTCTTCCAAAGAACGTGCGTAGCCTTTATTACCTCGAATGTAAACAGGGTTTGTTAAAGTGTCTGTTGAAGTCACCCAACCATCTACTTCACGGTTTCCAGTGTAAAACTCACAACCAATTAAGTGCAACCCTTTACGAATAAAAGCTTCAGTACAGTGATTCTTAAAGTCTAAAATTGTGTAACGTGAAGCGTTCATTCCAAATCTCCTTCAGGTTCAGGCATTAACGCCCATTTAATAGGTACAACATCTTCATCTGTACCTGTGATTTGCCAGAAGTCCGTCATGTGCTTACAATAGTCAGCAGCCCATAGGTTTACGGGAACGGTACGCAGCTTATGCGTGTTACGCCAACGGTGCTTAATCACAGCAAGGTATTCATTGTTCCCGTTACGCTCGAAGTTTTCTTGCTGTTGAGCTTCAGTAGGGAACTCTTGTACTTTTGAATCAAACCATTGTATCTGCATTCATACTCTCCTGTTCAGCTTGTGTAGCATGACGAGCTATTCGCCACTCTCTGCAATATCGTCGTCCCTTGCCACGGGTTAGTTTATAATACCCATCTACAGCAGCCGTAATCTGGTAGCAACGACCTTGAGATGCAGGATCATTTGTGACAACAAAATCACCAACCCAGTAAATCCCATGTTCTTTCCGATATACAAGTAACCAGTTCAACAGGTCGCTCTTAGTAAGCATCGCACCTTTATGCCACATCATTTCGGTGCGAAGGATGCCATACATGTTAAGTCTTTCAAGTGCAGCACTGTAACTGCCAAACTCTTCTACAATGTTCATAGTCACCTATAAATACAGCTTCCAATCTTTCAGGTATCGCTGTTGTTGCATGATTATCAAAGCATCTACACATTGACCAGTTACTTTACCTAAGTGAATGTGTAGTTTGATCGTGTCCAAGCGTTGCTGATCAGTTGTTAAACTCATTGGAGTTGCTGCAACCAGATATAAGCTAACTCTGGGTAGTGCCGTTTCATGTAATTTTCATAATTGCACGTAGTCTCATCATCTAAGTACCATAGCACCTTATTAATATCACAACAATACCCTGAACTAGATATTACAAGAATCTTTCGATTCCACACCTCAACACCAACCACATGCCCGTACATCTTTCGACCTACGATTTCACAGCCTAACAGGTGTAAACCGTTAGTCACATAATCTTCTGTAGTCATATTAGACTCCTTAACCCCCTGTATAGTGCGCACGGATTTCCTCTTCAGCCCATTCTTCGTCTGGGAAAGCAATGCCACCAGTAGCTAGTTTAATACCTACACCAGCGTTTACCTGACGAACCAGTGTATTTAAACCAGAACCTTCGTCATTAAAGCACAAATCTTCCAGTGTGTCACGATCATAGGTAACACCACCTTGTAATTGTACCATCTTGGTATTACCGATTGGCAAACCTTTAGATGTAAAATCATCTGCTGCATCAAAACCATTAACGCGTTTGTGCTTCATATACGCGCCATAGAAGTCAGCAGGAATTGATAAAGTCTTAACAGCACGAGTACACGCTACATAGAACAGGTTTACTTCTTGCTGGTTGTATGCTGGATCACCTTCAGGTGAAAGAATAGGCTTAGGAGCAAAGTCATCTGAAATAATGACGTTATCCCATTCCATACCTTTAGACTTATGCGCTGTAGTTAAGAGAACATCATAACAGTTTTTGTTAAGTGTCACTTGCTTCAGTGCCTTCAGGTATTTGAATGTTTCACCATTCTCTACGATTTCAGCAATACGTTTAAGTTCAGGTACGTCACGGACACTTTCTAGCATCTCATCCCAAGAACTGTACAAAGAAATGTCATCATCTTTAACATCTTGCATACGCTTTTCAAATAAAGCTAAAGCAGAGTTTAACTGATTTTCAAACTTACGTGTGTCAATGTTACAGTAGACTTTAACGCCATTCAAACTCAATGTTACAGCGCGACTGATCAGCATTGCGTTAGTACGGAAAACTTCAGTGTACTGTTTTGAAGTAACAAAGCCAAGCTTGCTTTGGATTGTTTCTAAGCCTTTAACGTCAATACCACCTTTGATAATGAAAGTTGCTAGATCAGCAATCTCTTTACCATAACGGAAAGATTTTGACAGGACTTTGAAAGGTGCTTGGATTGTCTCCATTGCATTCACTGCCATACGGAACGCATAGATTGACTGGTAAGAGTCACCTACATAGACCATCTTGCATGTCTGCTTCTTGAGAATATCAAGGCACACTGGGTTCGTATCTTGCGCTTCATCTACATAGATCACTTCGTAATCCAGCACAGGATCGGACAACTGCCATAACTTTAAGTAAGTATCATGCTCAGCTTGAACAGGTGAATCTACGTTGATACGGTCAGCCCAAAGACGTTTAGAGAAGTTCAGAATAATCAGACGGAACTTTTCCAGATCAAGGTTTTGATGTGCTTTAGCAATGTCCATGATTTCACGAGTAGGGATATGCTGGATCACGATTTCTTTACTTGCTGAGTTCTGGTAGCGACCTACAGTAAGTTTAACAAGACCTGCAATTGCTTTGCTTGTTACCATTGTGTCTTCAGATGTACGAAGATCAGGAATACCATAGAGCTTAGCAATCTCAGTATTCGAGCGACCTTTATTGACATACGGTTCACCAGCTTTATAACCTGAAGCAAGTTTGTGCATCAAGTTACGACCAAACGCAGAGAATGCAAGAGAGTGCATAGTTCGACATGCTACATGCGAAGGGAACTTCTCTGCTGCTTCTGTAGCATTTGCTTTGTTAAAGCATACGTACAACGAAGACATAATGTTAGCTTCTGATAACATGCGCAGGGTAGAACTTTTACCTGATCCTGCAACAGCATTGATTTTTAAAATGTGGTGTAATGGGAAAGCATCTAAGATTGCTTGTTGTTCGATAGTTGGTTGCATAAGGTGTCTCCTGAATATGCAGCTATCTTAGTATGATGTTTTTATTCTGTCAAACTATTTTAAGGATTATTTCATGTGATTTTTCTTGTAATTTACTAGCTAACAAAAAAGAGAGCTTGTGCTCTCTTATTTTGCGCGGATTTAAGTCTCTACAGCGTACATCACAGGTTTGGTCAAGAACTCCTTGACACAATGTATGCGCTCACCTTTTGGTGTTTCAAGATTAAACACCGTAATATTGCCGCATTCATACTTCATAAGTACTTTGCACTTTTCACGATTGAAGTACACCGTACCTGAAGGTTCATATTCTACACCCATACCAACTCCTTGTTACGTTCCACAGAAGGCAATGTAGTATTCGTACACTTCACCATCTATGATCTTGCACTCCAAACCCATTAACCGAAAGTGCGTAGAAGGTTTATAAGCATCTAAGCACATACCCTCTAGCATAGAGTCAGCAGCAATGTCTTTCCAAACTTCTTTTGTCATGAAAATATGGCTTGGTGCGTAGGGATTGTTACGCATAAACTGGTGCATACTTGCTGCAATACTATCTAAAGTGTTTTCAGGTCTGACTATAACTTTCACAATCTATCTCCTAGTGAATTAAAGGTTCGACGAATAATGTAGCTGCGTATGTAAGAAGCAACGAAAAGAACTGCCTGAAGCTGCAAGCTTTCAGAAACACTGATACCAAAAGCCTGAAGAACCAAGAATCCAATCAAAAGTCCAAAGACATTCTGTGCCAGCGTTTCTGCATGGCTAACATACCACTTCTGCTTAGACATTAGTAACGCACTACCTTAACTTTAAGACCTTTCTTCTGAGCATATTCAATCATGCCCTTCGTTCCAGTGGATTTTCCATCCCAGAAAGCCAACAGCGCGTCTGCATAATCACCCATCTCTCGATTTCGGACATGTCCTGCCTTCTTACCTAGACCATCCCAGTCGGGGAGGAACTGTTTAACAGGGATTTTATAGAAGTTTGCAACCCACTCACCACAACGGTCAGCACCTCGCGCACCACCTGAGACTATTTCTACAATACCACCTAAACGCGCCTTGCTATCACCTGTGTTCCACCGAACGAAGTCTAAGAAATGGCGTTGTGCAGAAATTTTATCTGTAAAGTCACGACCACCTGCAATAATTAATTTCATACGCTGGCATTCGAAATGGTGATTTTGTACTCTGGAGGTAGAATTTTCCAGATGTTAGTTTTTGTTACGGAAGACCAGCTAGTATTAAACTGCCCTACACTGTGATCACTTGTACCTGTTTCTAAGACCATACCACGAGTTGCACTATTAAAAATAACAACCACGCCAGTCGTCAAACCTTTAGCAAGGATGGGGAATTTAACTGGCTCTTGTTCTGCCGAAACTACTTCAACTTTAATCATTTATTTCTCCTTGCTTATTAGCACTGTTTGTTACGACGAGATTCTTTAACTTCCCAATCTTCGTAACTTCCAAAATCATGAGCTTCCATTTGACCTAAATAAGACAAACTAACGACATTGAAATCTGGTACATGATAACCATACTTCTCTTTTTCGATAATGTTACGATTGATTTCTTGGAAGTCTTCAGAAGTCACTTTCTGCTGATCTTGCCAGTGAATAATGCTACCCATTTTTGCACCAATTGCATAACCAACTAAGTAGTGGTGCTTTAATGGTGAAACTGCCATTCTCATATTAACTCCAAAGTAACCAACCAAGAAAAAGACCAAAACTAATTATTGCTGAAACTATAGCAAGACCGAAAACCCACCAGTAAATCCACAACTGTTCCATTAGGTCATCCCCATATCCAATAACCGATACCTACACCAACTGCCACTGCTACGCTTACGCAGAACCAGAAGATCATAATCATACCTGCAACCATACCGTCTAGCATGGTGTACCGTCCTTATTAAAGCGTTGTTTCTGTAATAAGCAGTACATGCCGCAGTCATCTTCCTGCAAAGTAAGTAAATCTTCCTGTACCCAAACTTCACCTTTAGTTGTAAAGGTTTTGTAACATTCAGGTGTTACGGGCTTGTTGTTGTACAGTTCAAAGTACTTCAACGTGTAATCATCTGCTTGCTTCTTTGTAGCAAAGTAAAAGACTTTACCTAATTCATTACCACTCCAAGAGTCACAGTGCAATTCTTGAATGGCGTACATCGCAATTTGTTTAGTAGTCATTGTTAATATCATCTCCATGACGGAAGCCCACGAAAACAGGGTGGCGCGGGAGGTCTTTAATACCTGTTGCCATGTATCGGATGGAAGCCCACAACCCACTATAGCCTGTGCGATTATCCCAGATGTATTGCCGCAGCTCGTCGGTAAAACCCGTTCCACAATTGAACAAGCGCCCGTCTTGCATTTGCAAGGTTAGAGCGCCAAGTGTATTTTTAGGGACTAGCCCTGCTAAAGCAGAGCTGCGAGAGGTACGACCAAGTTCATTGACTTGAGCTTCGTTGGCATTGTGCATTTGTTCAGTAAAACCTACAACCTGAAACTCAGCTTGCCCGTAAAACTTCATCTTGTACAATGAACCAGCTTTTACAGTACTGCGTCCGAATTTATACGGTGCTTCAGGTTTACGTCCGACAAGACCTTCACCGCCAAGATCAGCTTGTTCTTGCATCATTGCTTCTAGTTCAGCGAAAGTTTCTACAATCGGAGCAATGGCATCAACCATACCGTCTTGTGGATGCGCTGTCATCTTCTGACGCGCTAACATGGCACGTTTTGCGTAATCATCTTCTGGGTTAGAGAAGTCATCGAAAACGTAGAAGTGTACATCGTCAGTTTTATCGTAAGACATGACTACAGAGGTTGTATTACGGAAAACTTCTGGATCGTAAATATCACCTACGACAAGTTCACCGTCCAAACCATTGTATTCAGGTTTACCGTACAGCTCTTGGACGCGCTTGTTACGAATCGGCTTGAGTGTAAGGGATAAAACCACACCGTTCAAGACAATGGCACGAATACCATCGTACTTAATACCTACGTGGGCGGGTAATGGCAGTTCTTCAATCGTAATCGAAGCTGCCTTCATAGGCTTGATTAATTGCACAGGCGATAAGATCGTCATGTTATGCTCCGATACCAAAGACACGTTTCAAGTACAGGTTTTCGTTAAGAAGTAAAGCTAAATTGCTTTCGATGCCTTGTTGGAGGGCAGTTAAGTTAGCTTCAGTGAAATCATATTTTGCTGGCTCAAAAGCTGTGTAACCTTGTTCATGCAAATCTGTAGCAAAGGCAATTACAGAATCACGGATTTCAGGAACAGTTAAACCTGTCAGTTTGATGAAATCGTGTTCGGTGGTGTTGTCGCTGACAACAGCTTCCATTAGTAAGTACGCTGGCATTTCTATCTCCTTAGTAAGAAATTTAAACTAGGTGCTCTAGTGTGTTAATAAAATTGTAAAGAGTCTTAATTAGCTCTTCCTTCGTAAACTCTTTCGAGTGCTGATCTTCAATCTTTAAACTTGCGACATTATCATCTGTATCGTACAAGATTGTCAAGCCGTTTTTCTCTAATTCTATATTAATTTTTTAACCTCCGCAGGTAATAGTAAAGAATTGTCATAACACCAAGCGACACCACCTTCTTGCATAATTTCTATACTATACTTGAAGTCTTGTCCATAAGTGATATGGGTTAAATCTGGTTCAGGTGTAACTACTTCAGCAAGGCTGCTGTTCACTACACTACAACTGCATTGTGGACAACATGCCAATGTAGTTAGCATAGTATGATCCGTTACACAGGCATTCAGTCGCAAGGCATTGGTCAGACAAGACTGTTCAGCATGACTTGTAAACAAGTACTTCAGTGGACGCGAGTTACGCTCTGGTGTATGTCTGACACCACGAGGAAGGTCATTCCATCCGCTTGATACAACAACCTTATTCTTCGTGTCAATGATCAGGCAACCGACCTTAGTATTGGCATCTTTCGACATTGCTGCTGTAGTATGCAGGATATTGATAAAGTAATCCTTCCAGCGACGATCTAAATCAGCCCATGCCATTAGCATATCCTTTTTCAAGTGCATAAACGACAACTACGACAGCCCAAACGACTAAAACTAACATTACATTAGCTATAGAAGGTGGAACTTCGTCGTAATTCTGTTCTATCAAGCATATTACTACCCAGATCAAACCAATCAGGAGTATAAATTCCACGGCATTACCTCCTTAGTCGTAGCTGCCTTGATACATTTTAATTTCTTTAACACGGTAGCAACTGCCGATAGCCCATTGGAACAGATTTGTAATACTACGGGCAAAGCCAGTAGAGTAAATCGTCACATACTTTCGTCGGTTAGTAGCTAATATGTCTACGTTGGGTATTGTACTCTGAACCCACTTACCATGTAAATACACATCTGCATATTCTTCGTTGTTAACACGAAGAAAGGAGCTATCCTTAATGCTTAGGTGTGTCGAAGTAAGTGGCGGGTTTAGTCGTCGCATCATTTTCTCCTGTTTCTGCTGTGATCATTCCTCGAAGATAATCTAAAGTTAAAGTATCTTGATGCCCGTGGAAGTTAAAAGCTTTACTGGTCAAAGACCATATATCGTAACTACCATCCTTCCATGTTGTGATTGTTGTGCTACGCTCTGCCGATTTTGGGTTGTAGAAACTCATACCCAACTTAAGCCCCAGACGATTTAATTCTGCTTGAACCTTACGAAGTTCAGCTTCATCTCTAATGAAAACTTTAAATTCACGGTAAACTGGCATATTAATCTCCAAGTTGAGTTTGTAGAGTAGAAACATCTGATTCAAGATCAGATATTCTGGACTCCAACTCTTGCACTTCGCTTTGATGACTTTCTACTGCAATATCGTAGTTTTCACGCGCTGACTCCACTTCTGATTGTGCGTTACTGTAGCGACCTTCCCACTGGTCTGCTAAAGACTCAGCTTCCGTCAGGTCAACTTGGATTTCTTCAATCTTATCAGTTAGAATCACATGTAACTGACGGGCGAAGTTTTCAGCATCAAATAAGCTAAGTTCGGAAAAAGTGTCGAACCCAAAGTCTTTCAGCATTTCATTAAAAGTTTGTCTTTGCATTAATTTCCTCCTGATCCTGCAACACCTGACGGACACTCATAAGGATTTTACCTAACTGATTTTCGCCTTTACGAGTCTTAATATCTACACCCCAGAAATGATCGTGCCACCAATTGCCTTCTTCAAGGTGAGCATGTCCTGTAGCTAACAGCTTAGAACGGAACGGCTCTTGCGCGTACTTCTTGCGCTGTGCCACCAGCATAACGTGAATCTTATTCTCTTCGAATAACACGTTATTCATTGGGTGCGCTTTGCTGAATTTCTTACTGTCTTTAGGTGACAGCGTAGCAATATACTCGCGTATATTTTGTCGTCGTGGTGTATGCTCAAGAAATACTACAGACCCTTCACCGTACTTCATCGCTTGGTAGAAGTTTTCTGTAGCAGGATAGATAATATCCTTGTGCTCAATCTTGACATACGCCATGTTACTTAACCAGCGGTGTTCTGGTGTAGTAAAAGTTAGAATGTCTTGCATTACTTCAGCTTCCCTATGATGTAGTGAATGACGTAAGCTGCTGCCAAGAACACAATCACATAAATTGCAATGGTAATAAGCATTGGAAATACGAAAGCTACAACAAAGTAAACCAGTACACCAATGATCAACCACTTAATAAGCTGTTCCATTAAATAATCCTCGTAAAAGAGCCAATATCTTACCAATAAAGTAAAATCTTTGTCAATTGCATAACGTAAAAAAGGAGTAGTATTTCTACCACTCCTTCGTTTAGTGTAAAACTTTCTTGCTTGTAGTTACAGGCGCGAGTTCCGTTTCTGGCTGCTCCCACATTGTATTACGATGGTGCGCGACAAACTGATCTAAGCGTTCCATAATATCTTCAGCATCGAAATACAGGTCTGTTCCTTCAAGGACTCTTGCAATCTCTGCTTCGGATAAGAATCCTGCATAGCGATTCTTGATCATGTTATGCGTCTTCTTGCGCGTAAACAAGGCTTGTGCAAATGTCTCGTTCTCTTTACCGAACGTACCTCCAGAAGAGGTGTGGATAAAGAACTCTGCGTGATCTGACACAGCCCAAGAGTGACATGCTAAGAAGATCATCGTTGCCATACTACCGCAACTTGACTCGATATAACCGCGCACATAAGCTTCTGATTCGTTAATCGCATTGATAATCTGATTACCAGTTGCTACTAAACCACCTTCACTGTTGAATCGGATTGTGATCTCGTCATCTGCTGAAGCCTTTCGAAGCACTTCGCACAAGTCCAAGTAGTTGTGAGCTTCCCCAATTTCACCTGTTAGGTAATAATCATGGACGTTCTTAACTACTTCCCGACTTCTTAGTCTTGCCGTCTTCTCAACAGCAACATCTTCTGCGTAATCGCCACTGGTGCGTTGTTCGAACATGTAATCCTCACTTGATCAACGGGTATACATGGAACAAGAAAATCGCATGAGCAATAACTTGAATCGTGTGTCCGATATAACCGCCAAGAACCCAATCGCCTTTTCCTTTTGCGATCTTGTAATACTCTGCCGCGTTACTCATTACAAAGACAAACACGACATACCAATACAAAAATAACATTTTAAATCCTCCTAACGAGAGCCTAGCACCAAAGCAAGGTGTCTAGGACTCGCTATGGAAGGTTCTTTAAACTGATTGTCGAGTCTTACCGCGTGATGCAGCTTTAACTGGCATTACAGGCGATTCTGTTGCAGTTGGAGGGGTTTGCATCACCGCAAGCTTAACCTCCGTATTTTGAGCGTCTGGAGCGTCTGTGCGCTGCGGTTGAACACCTTCAGAAGCACCCCCTACCAAAACTGGTAACACTTCGTTCTTCACCATACCAACCGTAAAGTGACCACTAAAACCTTGTGGATAATCGCTGTTGGTCAACGATACTTCGTAACCCGCTTTCACGTTCTCTTGCACTGCCAGCACCAATTCGCAAAGGCTGTAAGCTTCAACCCACAAGCTACCATCGTGGCGTTCTGTATTCATGTTAAAATTCCTCAGTAAGATTAAAACTAATTCAAGAAGCACATAGTATCATGATTTCTTAGTTTGTCAATGTACTTAGCAAATAAATATATTATTTTAATCTTGGCACTTGACAACCAAGAAAACAGTGATAAGATGGAGCAGCCCCTGCGATGATTAGGTTAATATTATATTAGAGTAATATATTACAATAGGAAACATATAAGATATTTATATCTTAATAGAATAATACATATTACTATAAGTTATACTGTTTATCATTATATAACTATTAGTAATAATATACATAAGAATATATAACTATAATTTATTAATATAATTCTTTACTAATACCGATTATGGTGTATAATAGAATCTTTAAAGAATATAACACCAAGTGTTCTGTGTATTTATTAACCACTTAGTATTATTTACTAAAATATCTTACTAAAGGGGTTGACAAATACAGATTCTGTGGTATTATATGTGTATAGGCAGTTAATTCTAGGTAACATGCCTTGCTAAAGTGTTAGATCAGTGAGCAACAGCTCATTCTTACTAACCCAAGATACTAACTTGGTGTGGTTCTTCCTACGGTACTGAAGGTTTATCTCCTTACTTCTGTGCAGTAGCTAGTAGAATACGGATAATCCTTACCGTGGCAGATTTTGTGTCTATAGCTCAGATGGATAGAGCATCGGATTTCTACCTCGACTGTCGTGGGTTCGAATCCCACTAGGCACTCCAAGATTCGGATACTGCCAACTTAGCGGTTGTGTAAGTCCAAAGGGTGTAACCTAGTATGTGGAAGCGAGAAACGGCTTCTGAACGGTTACAGCGCGTCACCATGCGAGCAGGTCAACGAAGTACAAGTTGATAAACCTAGTGGTGAGATTTGATGGCGGTTAGCTAAACCGTCTAACAATGCTCCTGTAGTTAATCTGGTATAACACTTGTTTTGTAATCAAGAGTGCAAGGTTCGAGTCCTTGTAAGAGCACCAAATATTTAGTGGGTAGCGTCGAGGTGACGAAGCTGTTTTGAACGCAGTGCTACTGTAATAGGTAAGGGTTCGATTCCTTTACCCACTGCCAATTTTAAGGGTCGTAGCTGTGTGGTGCAGGGCAGGTTTCCAAAACCTCGTTGATTAGGTTCGATTCCTAAGCGACACCGCCAAGTTCAGATTATTTAGGTGTCATGTAGCTCAATTGGTAGAGCGCCTGACTGTTAATCAGGTCGTTATAGGTTCGAAGCCTATCTTGACAGCCTAAGTGATCAGATTGCGAGAGATCGCATGTTTAAGTACTGTAGGTTCTTTAGTTAGACCAAGTGCAAACGCCCTTAAGGGCTTTGGGGTTCTAGCTCAAAGGTAGAGCAACGTCTTTGCAAGGCGAAGGTTTAGGGTTCGAGTCCCTAGTTCTCCACCAGATTTTAGTTTATGTGTTGGTAACTCAGTTGGTAGAGTGTTAGCCTGAAAAGCTAAAGGTCAATGGTTCGAGTCCATTCCTTCACACCAGTTTATTAAGAGAGCTTTAGAGGTTTACAGTTCTTTGTGCGGGTGCAGCATGCTTGGAGATATGCGTTAGGTCGGAATAAGACTTAAAGATAGGGGTTCGAGTCCCTTCACCTGCCGCTCTAAAGGTAGCCTGATTAGTCAGGAGTAAGTAACACGAGGCGACGGAACGCGCCTACTCTTAGTAAGTAATAGTTCCTTAGTTCAATGGTAGAACGCTTCTCTTACAAGGAAGATGTAGTTGGTTCGACTCCAACAGGAACTACCAAGTAATAGTACCTTAGCTCAGTTGGTAGAGCAGCAGCCCGATAAGCTGTTGGTCGCTGGTTCGAATCCAGCAGGTACTACCATTTCATGATGGTGACTTTGATGTAATGGTTAGCATCCTATCTTGTGAAGGTAGTCGTTAGGGTTCAAATCCCTGAAGTCACACCAAAACATATAAGATTTTATATACAGTGCAATTGGTTCTTCAGACCCAAACCAGTTGTACTCTACATAAGATTTATGAATCGTTAGCTAAATTGGAATAAAGCACCTGACTTTTAATCAGGCTATTGAAGGTTCAAGTCCTTCACGGTTCACCAAATATTCAGTATGTGACTGGAAAGGTTTCAGTCTTCGTTTGGAACGAAGAATATGTAGGTTCGAGTCCTACCGTACTGACCACTTTATAGCGAGATGACTTGTAATGGTAACATGTCAGGCTCATAACCTGTTCGATAGCAGTTCGAATCTGCTTCTCGCTACCAATTAATGTGCAACAGCTATTAGCTCACCGTTGAAAGAATACGGACAAGTCGGCTCAACTGAAAACGCACTTAATGCTCAGATGAAGGAAATTGGTAAACCTTTCTGCCTTAGAAGCAGAAGCCTGTCGGTTCGAGTCCGACTCTGAGTACCAAGATTTATTAACAAGTTTTATGCGTGTATACCCCAACGGCAGAGGGATGAGTCTTAAACACTTTTCAGTATGAGTTCGAGTCTCATTGCACGTACCAATTTTTGCTGCTGTTGTGTAGTGTAATGATTTAGCACATGACTCTTTGAAAGTCATAGAAAAGGTTTGATTCCTTTCACAACTACCATATTAACTAACGAGGAATACATCATGACAGATGGTTACGGTTTAGGTTAAAGTTTTATTGCGTGATTAGTATAATGGTATCACATCTGGCTTCCACCCAGAAAACCACAGTTCGATTCTGTGATCCCGCACCAATTTAATGCTCTATTCGTCTAATGGCTAGGATGCTTCCCTTTCAAGGAAGAGAAGAGGGATCGAAACCCTCATAGAGTACCAATTTACATCTCTGTAGCTCAGTAGGATTAGAGCATGTGGCTACGAACCACAAGGTCAGAAGTTCAAGTCTTCTCAGGGATACCAATTACGATCTTGTAGCATAGCGGATTATGCACCTCCCTGTCTCGGAGAAAAACGTGGGTTCGAGTCCCATCAAGATCGCCATATTTTTAAAGTTTATTTTGAAGTGTCATAAGCTAAAGGCTCGAAGCGGCAGCTTGCAAACCTGTTCTTAGTGAGTTGAAGTCTCACATGATACTCCAAAATGAATTTATAAGTTTTGTACGTGGGGTAGCTGTTGGCTGGCTACATCGGGCTGTAACCCCGACCCCTGATTAATGATCACAACACTGGTTCGATTCCAGTCGCGTACACCAGAATTAGTCGCGTTCAGTTTTCAATTGAACACGGTTTAATAGGCTGCATATAGTCTCAAATAAACTGCAAAACAGGATAAAGTCAAGATGGGAGTCTTGGCGTAGTTAAGGTGCAATGCCTTAGCTATTGAGTATGCAAACGTAGTATCTTGAAACTTAGTGTAGAGCCAATCGGTGTAAGCTAATAATTTCAAGAGGGTGTAATGCCCTTGAGCCGATAGGCAATAAGAGAAGACGTAGCCTTAGAGCGAAGATTGTTATCAAGCAGTAACGCTTTATCGCATTGTTCGAAGTTGTAAGATAGGTTAACAGGTGGTGCTGAATCTAGCAGTTCAATATACCAGTATTGACATTACAAGCTTAAAACAACGTACACGATAACGTACAGTGTCTAGTGTAGTATTGATGGACTCAAAAGGTCTGTTAACTACAGCGAATCCACTAGATGCACCCAAACTCAACTTTCTGATAAAGGTATTAAAAAGATCGAAAGTGATTCGCACATTAAAGTGAAAAGTGCTTACATAGTAGCGGGTTGTCCGTTGCACTTAAAGCCCGAAAGGTTTTAGGTATTTCTATAAAAGGTTTACGTCTGTCAGGCATGGTAGCGTAGGTTGATTAGTAGGAGAGTAGCTTTGATGTTATAGATTAGTCGGCTTTACTGACTAGCACTGGGCGTTACAATTTAAAAGATTGTGGATAGTGAGGGAAGCAATAATCCTCTCAAGACGCTTACTAAAGGGCTTAGTCTCAGCCCTTTAAAACCCAATTTACTAGAGTCTGATAATAAGAGTTCCTTACACGTTCCAACCTTGTTATTAGACTCTAGTAAATTTTTTTTATCTATCAAATATGGAAAGTAAACCAGAAAGGTTCTGGGACTCCCTGCTAAGGAGATTGACTGCTTGCGGTTCGGGTTCGACTCCTGTTCTTTCCGCCAATTCTGGACTTGTTCAAGTCCTTCTCAATATGTTAATCAAAGCCATGCGACAACATGGTAATCAGCGGTAGTGACCCACGAGCCTGTAAATCGACACGAGTCATAGGAAGCTATTTGTACGCACCTGATTAACATTTCAAATTGACCTGTTACGCTTTTACAGTGGCTAGCAAGCATGGGGTACACATCCTAACAGGTCAGTCATTTTCTCCCCAATACTTCTGTAGCTTATGGAAAGCAAGGCGACTTATAAACGCTTACCGTAGATAACGGCTAGATGCTAGGTTCGATTCCTACCAGAAGTACCACACACTAGGTAATTTATGAGATGTGTTTGCTGTAATAGAATGTTAATTCGGACAACAGGTTATCGGACATTACCCGATGGAACAAAAGTAGAAGAGACATTTTGCAATACATGCAGAAATGAAGTAACGAAGGTGTTACACGACACTGAAGATTACGATACTAAAACTTATCAGTTTGAAGGAATTGTAGAGCAGCAACTGTTCTACGGGACAACGACTCCCCCAAAGAATCCAACTTACTAAAATAACATTTACATCAAAAACAGGAAATATCATGGCAGCTACGAAGTTCACCTTGACGCAAACACCTACAAAAATTCTGGACGGCACACGATCTGCATATATTCAAGAGATTCGAGGAAAGAATACTTTATTCACTACAGCCGTAACTGCCCCTGATCCTTTAACTGTCCCAGCCTGTCAGATATTAAAAAATGACCTTGCTATTGCAGTAGGCTTCCCATTATGGGCGTGGACACCAACAGCAGAACCAATCGAAATCGTTGTTCTGGAAGAGGTATAAGTTTGAAAAATAATTATGGAGGTTCAGCATGATCGGCTCAGGTAAAGTAATTCGAGTTGGTGGCTTCAACCTTAGTACACTATGCTCTAGTCTACTAGGTAATCGACAAGGGGGTTTAACTCCAATCTTAAAAACCTTGTTTGCTAATGGTGAACAGGGTTTTGCTTATGATCCTAGTGATTTAACAGCAGCTAAAGCAGCTTTCCGAAGAAACTTACTCACTGAAACAGAGTTCCGTAATGGTGTTAATGATATTACTGTTAAAGGTGGATCATACTCAGCGACAACATTTGAAGGTTTAACACAAGGTACAGGTATTCGCATTGATAATAATGCAAGTGGTACTTATGTCTATAAAACATTTACCTACCAAGTAGGTATCCCGTATGTATTCTCATGTTACGTGCGTACTTTAGATGGATCAGCTCCAGTATTAGGCGATCAAAGCACTGACGCTAATGCAGACTTTGTTCTTGTAGGTAAAGGTAGTGCAATCTATAGTCCATACAAATCAATTACCCATTTAGGTAATGGTTTATATCGTGCTGTTGGTGTCATAACAAATGCGTCAACAGTCGCATCGTTTGGTGTCGTGAAGTATGCAGGTAACAGCGCCAAACCTATCGTTGTCTCTGGTTATCAGCTAGAGCAAGCATCTACTGTATCAGCATACCAAGCTTTTACAGATTTCAACGCTGAATTTATGGCACAGTTCCCTACACATACACTCTTCCAAGATGTAGCAGGGACAATTCCTGTATACGCAGGACAGCCAGTAGGCTTAGTATTAGATAAAAGTAAAGGTTTGGCACTTGGAAGTGAAAAGTTCATTGAAGCAGATGTAGAACTTACAGGTGAGTCGCAGAAGATCAACGCAACTACTTACAGAATTTATTCAAGCGCAGGTGTCGCGTCAGGCGTTCGGTTAACGAACAAACTATCGGCTAACCGAATGTATGTTGTAGATTTCACTATTGAAAGTTTTGCTGTAGTTGGAGATGGGATTGCTGCCGAAAGTATCGGTAGTACTACTTTGACGTTTAAAACAACTGGACGAAAACGAGTATACATCACACCATTAACTACCACGTTCTTCTTAAAACGAAGTGGTATTTGCGATGCGATTGTCAAAGATATTTCAGTCCGTGAAGTGGCGGGGAATCACGCCTACCAAACAACCTCTGCGGCAAGACCTTTACTACGCCAACTACCAATCTTAGGTACAGAGCATGTAACTAACGGAACATTTACGACTGATACATCAGGTTGGAGCGCGTCCACCTCAACAACAATAGCGCCTGTTGAAGGTCGTGCGCGTGTCACTGCGACTGCTTCAGTCAATGCGACTATGCTGCGAATTATTCCAACATTGGCAGGTAAAACTTTCGATGTTAGTGTGAAGTTCGCTAACAGAACAGGTGGAACTAATGTAACTGCAATTATGTGGTCGTCAGGGATTAGCTTTACAGCAGGTACTGCATCTTCTACAGCAGGTGAAGGTACATTAACCTTCCGTGCAGTTACTCCAAACGATTTCGCTGGGGGCATCTATCTACGTCTTGATAACGCTGTAGCAGGTAACTTTGTTGATTTTGATGACGTATCTATTCGTGAAGTGACAGGCTTTACCTCCGACAGAAACACATTAGAATATGATGGTGTTGACGATCAGCTTATCACAACCTTAGCAGCTCAACTGCCCGTTTGTACTGTTCTACGAGCAATTCCAAATAGCGGTACAGAGATTCGTTATAACCAGACAATCCCGATGGGCTATGCTGATATGAGAACTCATGCAGGGTTAGTAGCAATTAACCGTAATTTAAGTTCTTACGAACTTGTTAAACTTGCTATTGAGTTGGATAAGAAAGTTGGTGTTAAAAGTTTAGATACTGCTTTAGTACAAACCTTCTCCAATAACGAACAAGGTTTTGCTTACGATCCAAATGACCTCAGTTCACTCTTCCAAGACTCAACTGGTAATACTCCAGTGACAGCCGCAGGACAGCCAGTAGGCTTAGTATTAGATAAAAGTAAAGGTTTGAAAATAGGTTCTGAATTGTTCACACAATTTAACTCTACATTGAACTCAACTTTATCGCAAAACACATTACCGTGTGTTGTAACAAGTACTGTTTCAGTGGGTGTCTTTGGTGTAGCAGCGGCAAATCTTTTCCAAGAAGGTCTTTATAAGATTGAGTTCACTTGGTCTGGAAATACATCACAAGCAGATATGGGCGTTCAACTACCTAATGGTAATAACTTGTCGCTAGGTACTGGTGTAACAGGAAGCTTCTCGAAAGTGATGAACTTCACAAGTACAGGTTCTTTTTCTATTACTAAATCTGCACCACAAGTAGGTCAAACATTTACCGTAAGTGCAGTGTCAGTTAAAAAGATCGCAGGTAATCATGCTTCTCAAGCAGTTTCAGCATGCCGACCAACATTACGGCAGACGGCTTCACTTGGATCGGAGTTAATCGCTAATGGTAATTTTAGTAGTGGTTTGACAGGTTGGGCTGCATCTAATGCTGCAATAATTACCAATGTGAACAATGCTTTAGTAGTTACTTCAACAGAGGTAGCTAACGCGCAAGCTCGTCAGGCTGGGACAGTTGCTGCTGGGAAGACCGTTGAGTGCAGTGTAAACTTTAAATCAAAAACTGGAGCTTCAAGCTATGTACGTCTTGCATTGTATTCAGTGGCAACAGGGAACGTCGGTGTAGCTGATAGTCTTATAAGTTCGACAAGTGGCACACTTACATTTACAGCCCAAGTCCCTAGCAACTTTACGGGAAATGTAATTCTACAACTTGGTGGAGCTGTTAGTGGAGATAGTGTTGAGTTTGACGATGTATCTATGAAAGAGGTACTTGGCTACCGCACAGATCAAAACTACTTAGCGTTCGATGGTATAGATGATTTTCTTGTAACAAATACCATTGACTTCACAGCCACAGATAAGGTGAGTTTGTTTACAGGTATGCGGAAGCTAACGGACGCTACCGCAGGTATTGTTGTTGAGTTAAGTCCTAATACAAATACCAACAATGGTTCATTCTTTTTAGCAGCTCCCCGTACTGTTGGGGTATCAAATATTGGCTTCTTAACAAGAGGTTCAAATCAGACGGCAGCAGACTACAACAACATCCCTTCACCATATACGACTGTCTTGACAGCTAAAATGGATATTGCGGGAGACCTAACACAATTACGTGAACGAGGTCGTACAGCAACATCTCCTACTGACTTAGGTACAGGAAATATGGGTAACTACCCTTTATATATCGGTAGACGAAACGGAACAGCACTACCATTCAACGGTTCAATTTATGGATTAATTGGTGTAGGTCGCCTAACTTCTGTATCTGAAGTTATTGCTATAGAGCAAATCCTTGCTAAACGAACAGGAGTAACTTTAAATGTTTAATCTTTCAGTTGTAAATATTGTACCTGACGCTCACAAAGACGCTGTAAACGCCATAGCCGAACTTTACGGTTGTGGTGCAAACAATATCAGTGTCAAGCTTCAAGATAGCACTGGAGCGGTCTTTTGGGGCTGTCATTCATGGTGGAAGCCAGAAGATTACGCTTTCTTCTCAGATGAAGAAGCCCGTAGTCAGATCATCCCCGCAGAGTTACTTCCTTCGCTGGAGTTTCTTTACGAGCGTTTAATGCTTAACGGTGATCCTCAGATAAACTGGACAACAGCTCTTGCTGAGCTTGGTTTATCTTTAGCTCAAGAGGGGGACGCTTAACTTGGCATTCGAGAAAGGAAAGTCGGGGAATCCACAAGGTCGTCCAACAGCAGACAGATTAGTTAATCCTAAGTCTGTCTCTGGCAACGAGTTAAGAGAGCAAGAGTTTAAGCAGATATTGCGTAGACTCAAACCTCTTACTAAGAAGGCAATGATCCACTTAGAAAAACTTATTGAAGCAGACGGTACAACAGAGTCAACCCGTATGAGAGCCATTGCTTTCGTAATTAAAGAATACGAACTTCTTATTAATGAAGTTTATAAACCAGAAACAAGTAGAGGTTCTGACGATGACGATGTAGATAAGGATGAACTTAATCCAGCTCCTATAGTGTCATTCAGAGTCTTAAGTAACAACTAAGAAAGGGCAATAACTGACTATGACAGATGTAAACGAAAGGGAAGTTATTGCTCCTGCAAGCTTACCACAAGAGTTGTTTATCAACTCAGACGCGGATATTACAATTGCCAGCGGTAGTGCAGGTAGTAGTAAATCCTACTCAATCTTATTACGCTTCTTGCGCTTTGTACATGATCCTCAAACAAGGGGAATCATCTTCCGTAGAACCTTGACGCAGATTGAAACTCAAGGTGGTCTATGGGAAGAAGCCATTGCGCTTTATTCTAAGATTGACAAGAACCTGAAAATTCGTATGAAGGACAAGAAACTTGTCTTCTCAAACGGAGCTTCACTGAAGTTCTCGCACTATGAAAATGAAGCAGCAAAGGAAAAATTCAAAGGTCTTCAAGCAGACTTTATTGCATTCGACGAAGCAACAGAATTTACCGAAGAGATGATCACATACTTGATCTCTCGTAACCGTAACGCGAAAGTCAAGCATAAACCAACCATCTGTATGGCAACTAACCCTCACTGTGACTCTTTCTTAAAAGATTGGGTATGGCAATGGTTAGACCCAGAAACAGGTATTCCAGACCCTGATCAACGTGGACGTACTCGTTACTTCACTAAAGATGATGCAGGTAACATGGTGTGGTTTGAGACACGCGAAGCAGCCGAAGCCGTTTATGGTAATGGTGCTGACAACGGTATTAAATCAATGATGGTCATTGGTTCAACATGCCTAGATAACCCATACATTGATCCATCTTATGTCTCAAACTTAAAGAACCAATCACCAGTAGAACGTGATCGCTTACTTTACGGTAGCTGGACAGCTAAACCTGAACAAGCAGGTTACTTCAAACAGAGTTGGTTAACACCAGTTCGCTTCGCACCTCGTGCAGTAGCTAAGACTCGAGCATGGGACTTAGCAAGCAGTATTCCTTGTGAAGCATATAAAAATCCTGACTGGACAGCAGGTGTCTTAATGTCGAAAGACAAGCTGAAGATGTACACGATTGAAGACGTAGTTCGCTTCCGTGACCGCTTCATGGGCGTAGAAAAGAAAATCATTGAACAAGCATATATAGACGGGTATGAAACGATCATCCTGCTTCCTCTTGACGCTGGTTCTGGTGGCGCAAGCTATGCGAGAAGCCTACAAGCTAAACTCGCTGATTTAGGCTTTACAGTGCGTCTAGTGAAGCCCAAAGCAGACAAGGTGACACGTTTCGGTGCATTCGCTGCTATGTCTGAAGCAGGACATGTTCAATATGTAGAAGGTGAATGGAACAAGCTTTACTTCCATGAACTAGAAATATTCGACGGTAACAGAAAGAACAAGGACGACCAAGTTGACGCAACAAGTGACGCATTCAATCACCTGCGCGTATCAATCACTCTCCCAAACTTCACTATTACTTCATACACTCAAGAAAATAGATTCGCAAGATAAAAGGTATAAAACTTTATGGGCGCAAGAACACAAAAAGCTACTCAAGAGATGCCCCGTTTTCAATTAAGCGAAATGGGGTATAACGGACTAAAGATCAGTGCAGGTATTATTCATGAAGAAATGAAGCGAGAGCTACAGTTCCCTGCCAGTATCATCACATACAAGCAAATGTCTTATGACAGTGTAATCGCAGCAGCTTTAAACTACTACGAACATATGATGCTGAAAGCTGGCTTTAAGTTCAAACCTCATCCGTTAGCTACAGACGAACAGAAAGAATACGCAACCTTCATGCAAGATTGTACTGAAGACATGGATCACTCTTGGCAAGACTTCATTCAAGAAGTTTCAAGTATGAACGTCTACGGCTTCTGTGCAAATGAAATTGTATTACGCAAGCGATTACTTGCTAAAGGTTCAAAATACAATGACGGTAAAATTGGTATTCACAAGTTACCAATCCGTTCTCAAGATAGCATCTCAAGTTGGAATTACGATGATGATCAAAACCTTGTTGGGCTTACTCAAACGATTGCCAAAGTAGGTAAACAGGGTCGCGTACTACTTTCAGCTAAAGGTGACAAGATCACTCTACCACGGAACAAGTTCTTACTCTTCCGCTTAGGTAAAAAGAAAGATAGTCCTGTAGGTGACAGTCCATTGAAAGGTTGTTTCTACAGTTGGAAGTACAAGACTTCAGTAGAAGAGCTTGAGTCTGTAGGTATGCAACGTGACCTCTCTGGAGTCCCTATTGCGTGGATTCCACCTCAGATCATGGCAGATGATGCAGAACCTTCACATAAGGCTCAATACGAACTCTGGCAGAACATTGTGCGTAACACGCATAACAACCAGCAAGCAGGTATGGTATTGCCACTCATGTACGATGAGATTACCAAACAACCTCTCTTCAAATTCGAACTATTAAAAAATGATGGTGGTAAAGCCTACGATACGAAGAGTATCAAAGAGTACTACTGTAATGCCATGCTAACAGCACTAAGCGCAGACATTCTCTTGATGGGACAGAGTTCAACAGGTAGCTATGCTTTAGGTAGTATCAAAGGAACTCTATCAGCAATTGCCATTGAGTCAAAACTTAAAGAAATTTGTAACGTAGTCAACCAGCATTTAATCCCTTTACTTGGACGTTTAAATGGTTGGGAAGCTACACGTTTACCAAGCTTGACAGTTGAAGACTTAGAAGCAGTCAGCTTAGAAGAAATCTCTAAATTCGTTCAACGTATCGGTTCTGTAGGTTATCTACCTCGTACTCGTGAAGTTGTGAACAAGGTCTTAGATGGTCTTGGTTTAGAACCTCTTGCTGAAGACGTAGAGTTAGACGATGTACTTCAACCAAGCGTAAGTCGAGCGTCAGATGGGATGGAAACTCCCCTAGATGGAACTCGTAAGAAGCAAGGTGATGGTACGGATACCTCGGCAAAGAACTTAGATAATAAGGGTTAAATTAACAGTTCTGGTTAATAAGTGTGCAAACGAATAACAAATAGTTATCAAATATGGAATCTTTTATAAAATAAAGTTTGACATATAGGAATCTTATGCTATAATAACGTCATACACACTTATTCCAGACTTACTTAAAGGTAAGATTTTGGATAAGCAATCAAGCAATACTCCCCCAAAAGTTCAGGTAGTCAAGTCTACCAACGACGAACTTAAACAAGCCACATTCCTCGTATTAGCTCCCGAACAAGTTGATCTCCACGGTGATATTTACTCAGCCGCTGAAGTTAGAAAAGCTTGTCACAATTACAACCAACACTCCATGAAAGCCAATCTGCTACACCTCGTAGAAACAGATACCTTTAGCATTGTCGAAAGTTACATCTCGCAAGTCGAAATGGTACTCGGTGAACAGGTGATTAAGGCAGGGTCTTGGCTCGTTGTTACTCAAATGAACGACGATGAAATCTGGGAAGAAGTGAAGAATGGGAACTTAACTGGTGTCTCCATCGGTGGTTACGCTGAAACAGAAGATTTAGATGAGGATAACGGATGACAGATACTGCTGCGAAAGCAAAACGTCGATTAAGCAATTTTGACTTCTCCCAAGAAGGTTCACACCTTGCCTTAGTTCATAAAGAACAAGGTGGTGCTGCAAACGGCTATAGCACTTTAATTATGAAAGCGACTGGAAAGTACACTCCTGAATTTATTCAGAAGGTTGCTCATGTTCAAGTAACTTTAACTTTTGAAGAGTTCTTAGCTAAGTTCTTTGACATGTGGTACACGGATGCAAAAGTCCTAGCTACGATGTTAGGAATGCAAGACGAAGATGAAGAAGAAGGTGACTGGTATAAAAACCACGTAGCTGAACAGGTTGACAAGTTTGAAATCCTGAAGTCTGGTCATGAATCAGAAAACAAATTGGATTTCTTAGCAAGCTTAGGTGAAACAGATTATCTAGCTGTCCTGAAGAATCAAGAAAGTTTTGAAAAAGCTTTACTAACATATAAGGCTCATGCAGCCGTCCACAATGAGGAAACTCCTATGCCCGATTCAGCAAAGCCTGAATTAATTGCCAAAGCTCAGTACGACGAAGTACAGAAAGCTTTTGATGACCAAAAAGTAGAACTTCAAAAAGCTACTGAAGTTATCGAAAAATACAAACAAGCGGAAAAAGCACAAGTTGCTAAAGCGCGTCAAGATACCCTGTTAGGCGCTATTGAAGCCCCAGCCGAAGCAGAGAAACTATTCAAAGCGGTAGGTGAATTGTCCGATGAAGGATTCCAAGCTGTTGTTGAAGTTGTAAAAGCTCTAAATGCGAAAGTAGATGACAACGACCTCTTTGTAGAAAAAGGTTCTCCAACAGAAGGTGAACAAGTACAGAAGTCAGCTCTACGTGCTCAATTAGAAAACAAATATAACAAGTAATTCTGGAGAATTAACACATGCCTTTAATCGCAACTGACACACCACGTTTTTCAAACCTTGTAAAACATGAATACGAACCTTCAATTGGCTTCTGCCGTGGTTCTATCACAGGTTCAAATGCCACTGCAACAACTTGGTTGGTTGGTACAGTACTCGGACAGATTACTGCAACAGGTAAATACATCGTAGCTAAAGAAACGGCTGTCGATGGTTCTAAAGTTCCTGCTGCCGTAGTTATTGAAGAAAAAGCTTTAGCTGCTGCTACTGATACAAAAGTTCTTACTATTGTTCGTGGTGCGGCAATCCTTTCCAAAGGTGCTTTGATTTTAGATGCTACTTACAATGACGCTACTAAACTGGCTGCTGCGTATGCTGCTCTTGAAGCAAAAAACATCTTGATCAACGAAACAATCTAATAATAACTCTTTGGAGAAATAATTAATGTCAATTACACGTTCATACGATAAACCGTTTGAGTTAACAGACTTAACAGAAGAACTTCTTCTAGTCCCAAACACTTACGGTCTTATCAATGACCTCGGCATCTTCCGTAGTGAAGCTGTTACTCAACATCAAATCACAGTGGAAGGTAATTCTAAAACGATTACATTGATTCCTGACCGTGTACGTGGTGAACGTAACAACGTAAGCTCAGACGGTTCTCGTAACCTGCGTTCTTTCCCAATTCCTCACTTCCCAGTTGATGACTACCTAAGCCCACAAGACCTTCAAGGTAAACGTGCTTACGGTTCAGATGCTGCTGAAACAGAAGCTGCGGTATTGATGCGTAAGATCGAAAAGATTCGTAAGAGCCACGCAATCACTGTAGAGTTCGCTCGTGCCAAAGCTCTTACAACTGGTACTATCTACGCGCCTAACGGTACAGTAGCTGGTAACTACTACACTGACTTCGGTGTAACACGTAAAGAAGTAGCCTTCGACCTTGCCAATGCTGCAACAGATGTACTCGCAAAACAGCGTGAAGTCATCGACTCTATCCAAGAGAACTTAGGCTCAGGTGAAGTACCTAACGGTTTCATCGCTCTATGTTCACCTGAATACTTCGACGCGTACATCGCTCAAGCTCAAGTGAAAGAAGCGTACAAATTCTATAGCTCAACACAAGAACCGCTTCGTAACGGTCTGCGTTTTGGTCGCTATGCAAGCTTTACTCACGGTGACGTAACACTGTATCGCTACATCGGTACTTACAAAGATGCTGCTGGTGCAACCCAACGTATCATCCCTGCTGGCGATGCTTACTACATTCCAACAGGTACTGAAGATACCTTCATCTCGTACTACTCCCCAGCTAACAAGTTAGACCTTGTTAATACTCTTGGTGAAGAAGCGTACATGTTCACTTACCGCGATCCTAAAGGTTCTCGTATCGAAGTTGAATCTGAACACAACGCTTTGCACTTGGTTCGTCGCCCTGCTGCAATTGTACGTGCAACGAAGAACGCGTCAGTTTAATACTTAGTATTAAGATAGAGTGAATTGGATTCGTCTAGTTTACTCTAGTGTTAATATTTTATAACAAAACAATATAGGGTCATTTATGGCAGCTCCAATTATAGGAACAAAAGGCGCACAGTTAGACCTCCTTATTCGGCAGGGAGCTACTTTTGGTTCAATCACAACAACAGTTAAAAACTCTGTCACTCAAGAGCCAATTGATCTAAACGGTTACACTATTCGAGGTCAGATTCGTAAGACAGCTTCAAGTATGCTCCAAGAAGGGGCTGTTGCTTCTTCACAGATTATTGATGCTGAACGAGGTATCTTTGCATTCTGGTTCACCGCTGACGCAACACGAGCTTTAGTTGCTGACTCAGTTTCAGAAGATGCTCCTGCCAGTCAATATGTCTGGGACATGGAAATGGAATCGTCAGATGGTATGGTACAAGCGTTAATGTACGGTGATGTAAAAGTCTTCCGTGAAGTAACGAAAGACGAGGAGGTTTAACATGGCGGCTATTGAAGTCATTGACGGTGAAAACATTGAACTGTTTATAGAAGAGTTTGGCATTCAAATTCCAAATGCTGAAACGGTTTATACGACAACAGATAGTTACTTAGATCGTGCCAATGGTGGTCTTCAAGTCTTAAACTTACTTGGTGATTCAGTACTAGACGTTGTACTTGTCAGTGGACAGTCAATGACAGTAATGATTGATTTACAAGGTTATACACTGGACACATCAAACCTTAACACGGAAGCAAGTTTTATCTTAGACCCTGCTTATAAAAACCTCGTATGTATTTTCAACTTACTTGGTATTAACTACATGGTAGCTTCTGGGCGTTTTAGTGGAGGTGAATAATGGCATTGACATTAGTAGAACAATTACGGTTAGAGATTGGTTTAAATAACCTTGACGAACCGTTACTGACTGAAGCGGAACTTGAGTACTTCCTTGAGAAGAATAAGCTCAATGTCCGAAAGGCTGCTCTTGATGCAGCGAAGACAGTTCTCTTCATGCTATCGCAACAAGTGCATGAACGTAGTGGAACAGAGTTAGAGATATGGGGTCACACATGGTTTGAAAACTATATGAAGACTCTGAAGCTTTATATCAGTGATCCAAACTACAGCATTGCCCTTGAACAAGCGAAAGCTTATGCAGGTGGTATTAGCAAACTTGATATTGCCAACAACATTCAGAAAAGCGACAACCAAGTAGTTAATGTAGATAAAGGTGTTCCAACAGAAACAACAGGCAGTTTAAACACAACCAGCGATGTATTTGACCCGACGAGTTTTACATACAGATCAGGGTGGTTTTAATGTCGATAGCTAAGAGGTTTCAAGATAGTTCAGCGCGTCTGATTAAGAGATATGGTGCAATACGCACTTACACTCAAGTCACAGAAGTCTACGACTCAAGCTCACAAACAACCACAACATCTGAATCTTCTCACAGTATCAAAATCTTTAAGACTGATCCAAAAGAACGAGAAACGAAATACCCAAACTTAGTAGGTAAAGAAACTGCTGTCATGATGATTGCAACTTCTACTTTACCAATCAAACCTAAAGTTGGGGACACAATCACAGAAACATATCTTGGACGCACAAACGTATTCAGCGTTGAAGTGATCAAAGAAAACTGGTCAGTAGAGAGTATCGTTTCTTGGCGCTTGATTTGTATCAAAGCATAAGAGGTATCTATGGCAACGTACAGTGGTACTTCTGGTATTGAACAGCTACGAGCGAAGATCAGATTAAAAAGTAAAATGCTGGTCGGTGAATCAGCAGAAAAGATTGCAATTGTACTCGTCGATGACAGTCCTGTAGGTGCTGAATATTACAGTTCACTACAAGGTAACGTCGAAAACGATGCAGGTGATTTTAAGAACTCATGGACAGTCGGTAACGGAGCACCTGATCCAACGTCACGACAAGCAGACCCTACAGGCTCTGGAGCAGTAGCTAATGCAATTGCTCAAGGTAAAGCCTATAACCTCCAGAACGCAGTCTACGTGACGAATAACGTAGGTCATGCAGATATGGTGGAAGAAGGTTGGGAAGATAACCCAGTGTACGGATGGAAAGCAAAGGATGGTTATCACACTGTCAGAGAAAATACAAGTACAGCAAAGACCATTCTAACAGCAGTCGCTGCTAAGGTTGGTTTACTTTAATAGGTGAACATGCAAAGTAATATAAGAAAAGCTTTTGAACAGCACCTAGTCAATATGCCGCAAGGTTTAGGAAGTGCAAGCACAGCGTATGAGAACATGTCGTTCACTCCTGTAGCAGCGCAACCATATCAGTTATCAAAGTTAGTTCCACTTCCAGTTGAGAACCCTACGTTTGGGGATGACTATCACAGAGAAGTTGGTTTCTACCAAGTCACTTTAGCTTATCCAAAAGGTAAAGGTGTAGGCGCTATAACTAGCATGGCAGATAAAGTAAAAGATTATTTTAAGCGAGGAACAACCCTAACGGAAGGCTCGGATAAGATAATCGTAGATAGAACTCCTGAAATATCTTCTATCTACGTCAACGATACAAGAGCAGAAGTCAACATTCGGATTAGATATTTCTCTAATCAGTTCTAAGTGCCAATTGTTCTAACATAAACATTTTAAAATAATTCTATTGGAGAATATTAATGCCAACAGCGTCAGGTATTGCTAAACGCGTCGTATACAAAAAAGAAACTGTATTCGGTACGTTAGCTGGTGCAACAGGTGCTCAGTCACTTCGTCGTGTTAGTGCCAATTTTGACTTAACAAAAGAAACGTATCAGAGTGAAGAAATTCGTACTGACTTGCAGGTTGCTGACTTCCGTCACGGTGTACGTTCAGTAGAAGGTAGCCTTTCAGGTGAGCTTTCATGTGGTACATACGCAGACTTTATCGCTTCAGCTTTAGCGCGTAACTTCACTGCTATTACACCTTCAGCTTTAGGTAGCACAACAATTGCTGTATCTGGTGCAGGGTGGACAATTACTCGTACAACAGGTAGCTGGTTAACAGATGGTGTACGCGTAGGACAGATCATCCGTCTTGTTGGTTTCAATGCTAACAACAACGCGAAGAACCTCCTTGTAGTTACTCTGACTGCAACTGTAGCAATGGTAGTAACAATTACTTCTGCTACGCTTACACCCGAAACAGTAGCTTCAGCAGGAACATTTACTTCAGGTGGTAAAGTTACTTATGCTCCAACAACAGGACATACAGATGACAGCTACACTGTAGAACAGTTCTACGGAGACATTTCACAATCAGAAGTTTGTACTGGTGTCAAAGTGAATACCGCTGGACTTGCTTTACCTGCTACTGGCTTGGTAACAGCAGACTTTGGTTTCATGGGACAAGACCTTAAACAAACAGGTACTTCAGCTTACTTCACAAGCCCAACAGCTCAACAAACTTCAGGTATCTTTGCTGCTGTAAATGGTGCGCTGGTAGCTAACGGTACAGTCCTTGCAGTTGTTACTGGTTTGAATATCAACATTAACCGTAACATGTCAGGTGAAGCTGTAGTAGGTAGCAATGTTAAACCTGAGCTTTACGAAGGTCGTATCTCAGTAGATGGTGACTTCTCTACACTCTTCCAAGACCGTACATTCTCGAACTACTTCAACAACGAAACTGAAGTATCTCTGATCTGTGCTGTTACTGAAAGCAACGCGGATAACGCAAACTTTATGACTTTCACTTTACCTCGTATCAAGCTGTCATCTGACACTAAAGACGATGGTGAAAAAGGTATCGTATCACAAAACAGTTTCCAAGCCCTGAAAGGTACTGGTGCAAACGGTTTTGAAGCAACAACACTTCAAGTTCAAGACAGCCTAGCTGTTTAAGACTGAAGTTCAGTGAAGGGTGGGGCTTTTCCCCCCTTCCTTATTATCTTAATATTTGAGGAATACTAACATGGCTTTCGACATCGCAAAAACAAACGTAGCAGCTCTTGCAGAAGCAGGATACGAGTTCGCAGTAAAACTTCCAGACGGCTCTCCTACAGACTTCTTCGTCAAAGTACGCGGAACACACTCACCAAAAGTTAAAGCTTTCAGTAAGAAAGTCTTCAACCAGTTACAACTTAAAGAACAACAAGCTAAACGCAAGAATAAAGAGAATGAGTTCTCGCTTGACGAAGCTGAAGATATGGCAATCGACTCTGCTGTACTCCGTATCATCTCTTGGCGTGGTCTTGAAGAAGACGGCAAAGAAGTGCCATTCAACGAAGAAACCGCTCGACGTATCATGCGTGAACTTGACTGGGTACGCGCACAGGTGCTTGATGAAGCAGACATTGCAGCAAATTTCATCTAAGCGGTATTCTTGAAGATTGCGTAGAGTACTGCAAGTATCAGTTTGAATCTAACCATAGACAATCTGACGGTTCTACTACCCAAGATCACAAACTAGCAGCAGCGGCAAACCCGTTCGCTGCTTTGCTTGGGGAAGAACAAAAGCTGCTAATACAAGACGATCAAGAAAACGAACCTCCTACAC